TCAATATTATTTTTAACAGATTCTAAATAACCTATAACTTTTAATATTAATTTATTTAATAAATCTTTATTTTCTTGTGAATCAAATGATTCTGTGATATTAACAGTCATATTAGTATAAACAATATAATATAATATTAAAAATGCTATAATCATTATAGCATATTGAGATTTTAATGATGCTTTATGATTACTAATATAAATAATACCTAAACATATTAAAATTAACACTACTATTGTAATATACAAAAATATATTATTATACAAATTATTTTTAAGAATATTATTTAATTCATTATTTTTGGTTTTATATTTATCTACGTTTGCTTTATACAAGTCATTTTTGTCTTTTATATTATCTTTAAGAACTCTATTACCATCTACATTAAAATTATTTAAGTCACTGTTTTTTCTACTTAATTTTTCTCTAAATTTAGTTTCAATATCAATATAAGGTTGATAATCTGAAAATTTTGCTGTTAATTTACTAATAACATAATGAGTTATAACAAGTAATATAACATAATAATAATATTTTAATGCTGTTACATATATACGTAAGCTTTTAAGATCTTTTTCTTCATTTGCATTTACTATTTCAGTTATTTTATTATTAATAATCACTAAATTAGCGGAAGCTTCAACATCATTAATTAATTTTTGACTAAAAGCTGTTTTTATATTATAATCGACTAATTCTATTTCATTCTCAAAATTGCTAAAATAGTTATATCTATTATAATAATCATAATAAGTATCATTACTTGATCCCCACGTAGTGTGTGTAGAAATATCAATAATATTACAATTATTAGACTTCATAGATAATATATAATTATCGTTAATTTTTAATAATCCCTCTTCATCAAGTGTAAAATTACATTCCATACCATCTTCTAACACATTTTGATTACTAAAATGTGTTATATAATCCTCATTACAATATATATTATGTATATTACTAATATCACCTACCATATTATCAGCATTATATTCTAATATATTAAGAATAGTATCACTACCAATATCAACAACAAATTTACTAGAAGTGTTATTAATTAAATTACTTAAATTAGACATACCATCAATATTACAATCTCTACTATATTCGGATACATTTAAAAATTGATTAACAATATACTCATTAAAAAACTTAATATCAATGTTAGAAGAAGACATTTTATTTTAATATATAAATTAATTTTATACGCTCATCTTTGTCCAATACCTGTGTTTATATTCAGTTCTTACAACCCTATGAAGATTTCTAAAATAGTAAAAAATTAATATCATAGAAGCAATTAATGTTATAAATAATAAATAAATATTCATATCAGGCATTATAATAGGTTAAAACCAATATTAAAAACAAAAAAGTTGTATGAATAAATAAAGTTCTTTGGAATAATCTATGCCATTCTGCATTTGTTGTAGCATCATTACGATTAATTGAAGATTCTAATACTTTATTATTATTTCTAACATTTTGTGTTTCTTTATTACTAGTATCTGTTAATGTATTATATAAACGTGTCATACCATAATTAGACGATTCCATATAAATCAGTTCTAAATATCTTATAAAATTAGTATTAAGAATACCTGTTTTGTTTGAAATTTCAACAGTAGTTGCATCAGTTGTAGAAAAGTTTTCAGTAAATCTTTTAGCAACTTCAATAAAGGAAAAGATCATACCATATGTTAAAAGAACTATTACTAAAATAATAAATACTCTAGTTTTTCTTGATTGTTCTGAATTTGTAGCTACAATAGCTACTAATGATATTATCACAATAATAATGGTTAAATAATAAATATAATCAATATTATTAAATGAACCCTGGATAGCATTATAATTACCAATACTTTTTTGATACTCTGATTTATTTTTATTAAATATTTCATTGGCACTACTTAATTTACTTGTTGCCTCATCATATGTATATGAAGCATAATCTGATTTTTTTGGTAATATTACACATTTATCACCATTGGTAAAATTACTATCTATAGTTCCTTCAATATCGCCTTCTGCTAAAGTATAAGAATTACTAGATTTAGTAATATTATTAACAATATTAATATATTTATTTTTATTTATATTATAAATAACGTGTTCATCTGTATTTAATGTATTAAAAAAAGTAGATGATGTTGTTCCAGCCTCATCTAATGTTAATGTGTTAGAACTATAAGTAACCTTTAACTTATAATGTGCAAATAAAAATATTTTGTCAATAGAACTAAGTAAAAAACTATCAATAAGCGTATTAATTTGTGTAATTGCAGAAGAAGAACAATATCTTTGTTGTGTGCTATCAATTTCATCCGCATCCATTTTAGTGTCACATTGTTTGTAATAACTAATATAAACATCTGCAATATTTTTATATAATAAAACTAAATAAATACCTCTACAAGTATATAAGAGATTTGGTGTTAGTTTGTCTCTAATACTAGTAGCATTAATTCCTATAATATAATCATAATGTGAAAGAGAATTATTTGGATAGATTGTTTGATCACGATTAGTACTATTCAATGTAGTAGAAGTTTGATCTATAAAATTATAAACTGTTATAGAACCAGATGCAACATCATTTGGATTATTAATAACGTGATCATACAACTGATATATATTAAATATTTTATTAAGTTTTTCTTTATGATTTGTATCAATTTTATTTATTAAATAAGTTGGAAAATGTGGTATATAATGCATAGCATTATTGTCATCAAATTGTTCTAAAACAATAGGAGGATCACTCGAAGTTTTAACTATATTAGATAAATATACAGCTGAATGTAATTCATCTTTAATATTACAATCATAATCACTACCACTAGTTCCAACCGTTAAAAAATCAGAAATATTGTTTAATTCATTTACATTATCCCCAATAATAAACTCATCAGGTCCTGGTTCAATCATCCAACTATATAAATTACTTAAATCTGGAGTTTGTTCAAAATAGTCATCAAATATGCGTTTTTGAATAGATTCATAAACCATTTTTATTATAAGAATAAGTTTTTAATTTTGGTAATGAAATAGGTATATAAACTTTTATAAATACAAGTTTTAGCAAAATGATCATTAGCACCACAACATAAACATAGGTTATTTGCCATTCTTAATTCATTTATTATAAACCTTTTAGAATTATTTGATAATTTTTCTTGAATATAAGTTCCACCTCTAACATTATCTATGCCGTATTTATTCATATATATTTTAACCATTTTATCTTCATCATAATCATCACAATCTTCAATTAATTTATCAATATAAAGTGGTTTATATTTTTTAGTCCAAAAAGATCCATTACCATTTAAATGTTGTTTATATCTAATAAAAATATTATGAGTTTTACCTACATAAAATTTGTTATTAGTTAAACGTAAAATATAAATAGATATATGGTCTCGCATAAACATTCTAGATAATTCACACAATTGTTTATCAATCAAAGCATTTCTAACTAAATTAGAAATTAAAATAGTTTTATCATAACCTTTTTCTAAATCATCATAGTAATTCATAATAATAATAAAAATAACAAATAATGTTTATACGCACGCACGATAATAATATGTTAGACCGCTATTAGGATTATAACGATCAATTTTAACAATATCACCTGGGCGAATACCTAACCATTTTGAAATAGGATCACTTTTCAATATAATAGGTAATTGAGTTTTAGATTTAATATTGTAATGTGTCATAAGATCTTTAATTTCATCTCTATTAAGTTTAGTATGTTTATCAACTAAATGATGTTTTGTAGGATTAAAATGTAAATCTGAGAACATAAATATTGATAATAAACCATCAATTTTATTTAAAGTTTTATCAAAGGTAACTAGCAACTTATTATCAGCAGTAGTTAATTCTTCAAAAACGATAATATAATTGATATATTTCCTATGTTCCAAAACAAATTCTTTAAATACATCAAGTTCTTCAGCTGTTTTACTAGTTTTTTTATCAGGTTTAAGTTTAGCTATAACATTTTTTTTAGATTCTTGATTTAAAGCTATAATAACACAGGTTTTTGGTGCATATACTATAACCGGATCATAACCATAAAAATCATCAGTCTTAATATTTTTTAAAGTTTCAGCAGAAAAATCATTGCGATCTTCTAACATTTCCGCAAGATTATTTAACATTAAAGGTATTACAGATGCCATTATTTATTAATAATGATATATTCATTTTTATACTTCTTTTATTCTTATATTAATCCATTTACCTTCAGCTATTTTATTACGAGTAAATAATTCAGTTCTTCCCAATTGTATTTGTAATTGAGATCTGGATAATGGTTGTTTTGTTGAAATAGTATTTGATTTAAACCAATTTTTATAATGTGGAAAGATATGTTCAATCAATAGTTTATCATCATTGTCATCAGTTTCTTCAATTTTATCTGAAATAAATTGAGCAATTAAATCTTGTTCAGCGTAGAATCTTTTAGTAGCATCGTTAATTATTTTTGGTTCACGAATATTAGTTACATCTAAATGAATACGGATATGTAATAACATTGAGATAAAGGTTTCTTTCCATTTATTAATTTTATTTGGCATATCACGATCAATTAGATATTCATTTGGTTTATTTGGATCTGGATTATCAGCAAATCTTGAAGTAAATTCAATTAGTCTAATACGTCTCCAAGTTCCTTCATCATTAGAATTAACTTCAGGAACATAATTACAAGTTAAGAATACTGAAAATTGCGGTTTAAACTCCATTTGATCTTTATACAATCCACGACAGGTCATAGTATCATTACCAGTCATTTCTTTTAATTTACCAACATTCAATTTATCATTTTCATTTGGTTCAGCCATTACGACCATACGAACACCTTTAGATTTATAAATATCAGGTGTAGCATTACTAGATCCACTACGACTTTGAGTAATATAGGATACATTCATAGTATAGAAATAATCACCAAATGATTTTTCAACTAAATTAATTAATGTTGATTTACCATTACTACCACTACCAGCTTTACCTGCTAGAATGAAGAATCTTTCTTGTCTAAAGTTTCCATCTAAAGCTAAAGCAAATTGTATCATTAAATAATCACGAACTTCTTTATCAGGTAGAACCTTAGACAAGAAATCATTAATTTCAGCAACAATAGGATCGTTTTTATCATAAGGTTTATAATTGCAATTAGTGCTAAATCTAATACAATCTGCGGGACTACCTTCACGAAAACCAATATCAGTTATATCATTCTTAAATTCAATACCTTTTGTAATATCAAATACACCATTTTTAAAACCAACTAAATTGCCTTTTTCATTTAGATCATATTCAAAAGATCTTGCTTGAAAGAACGTTTTACATTCATTAATAACATTTTTCTTAAAAGGTGATAACCTACAATTATTAATTAGTTTTTCTGCTTTTTCAGCTTTTTTTAACCATCTTTGCCTAATATCTGGATCTAGTTCGGGATTCATAGCCTGAATAGTCCATTCCTTTGATCTGGCTTTAATACATTCTACAATATCAGTAGATATTTTAGTAGATAGATCAATACCTTCCATCATAGTAACATACCGATGTTCTTCTTTACTATACATATACCAAACATCTTTTGCTATAAACTTGAATTCATCATTGAATTTTTTATAAATTAACAATGCTACATCATAATGTGTAAGACTTTCAATAGCTTGTTCAGTATATTTAAATAACGAATTATTAATAATTTCAGTATATTTTTCAGGATTATCTTGTTTAGCCCAA